CTTCGGCCTGCGCGTGGTCTACGACTACGACATCAAGTACAAGCAGACGGTCGTCTCGGTCGACTGCCTGTACGGCACGAAGACCCTCGACGCGAACCGGGCCGTCCTGCTGCAGGGCGCCGGTTCTTGAGCCTCATCCCGGGCGAGGGATGGGTGGCAGGTGAGGGGAGGCCGTGACGTGCGTGTAGTGCAGATCGGCCTCCCTGGCCTGGCCCGCTCCTGGAAGAACGATGTCGCCGCCGCCGGTACCCGGTTGGGCTGGGACGTGCTGCACCTCTCCCCGCACGATCCCGGCCCGATCGTCCAGGCGCTGCCCGGCGCCGACATGCTGCTCTGGGTCCACACGCCCGGTAAGGCCCCGCAGCACGGTGACCGCATCCTCGCTGCCGCCCGGTCAGCCGGCGCAGCCACGGTGGGGATGCACATGGACCTGTACTGGACGCGCCCCAACCGGGAGCCGGAAATCGGCCGGGACGCGTGGTGGCGCTGCGACCACGTGTTCACCGCCGACGGCGGCCACCAGAAGAAGTTCAAGGCGCGTGGCATCAACCACCGCTGGCTTCCTGCTCCGGCGGGGCGCCGCTGGCTCACCCCCGGCGTCGTGGATAAGGAGCGGTGGCCGGAGCCGATCGTGTTCGTGGGGACGTGCTCGGCGGGCAGCCATCGCAACCACCGCAGGCAGCTCCTCACGTGGGCGAAGGAACGGTGGGGGGATCGGTTCGGCTGGTACGGCACGCCGCGCCGCCGCGTCTGGGGCGCCGACCTGTCCAGCCTCTACGCCACGGCGCGGGTGGTGCTCGCTGATTCGGTGCCGGTGCCGCGCTATTGGTCGGACCGGGTCCCGTTGACCCTCGCGCGGGGGGCGCCGCTGGCGCATCCGCTGATCGAGGGCATGGACGAGCAGGGCTACACCCCCGACCTGCTGCTGGGGTACGAGGTCGGCGAGTTCGGGCCGCTCGGGGACCTCGTCGACAGCATCACCGACCGCGAGCTGGCCGACCGTGCGGAGCGGGGGCGGGCGCTGGTGGAGGAGCGGCATCTGTGGGAGCACCGGCTCCAGTACATCCAGAAGGTGGTGTTCGGGTGAGCGGGCCGACCGTGATCGTCATCTGCGCGGGCGAGGCGACCCGGTGGGGCGACCACCGGGGCACGCCGAAGCACCTGCTGGCGCCGGAGGGCGAGCGGCTGCTCGACCGTACGGTGCGGCTGGCGCGCGAGCATGGCGCGGGGCGGGTGCTGGTGGTGTCCAAGCCCGGCGATGCCCGGTATGAAGCGGACGGCGCGGAGCGGGTGGACGCCCGGCTGACGCCGTCCAACGCGGACGCGGACAAGTTTCTGTCGTCGCGTCATCTCTGGGCCCCCGACGGTCGCACGGTCGTCCTCTACGGCGACGTGTGGTTCGACGACGAGGCGATGGCCCTGATCCTCGGCGACGAGCGGCGCCAGTGGCTGCTGTGGTGCCGGCCCGGCGCCTCACAGACCACCGGCGCCACCTCGGGCGAGTGCTTCGCCGTCACCTTCTGGCCCGAGCACCACGCCGAATACGAGCAGGCCCTGCACCGGGTGGCCTCGCTGTGGCGAGCCGGGCTGCTGCGTCGGTGCGGCGGCTGGGAAACCTACCGGGCGATGTGCGGCCGGGGCGACCGTGAACTGCGTACGCACCGCATGTACGGCCGGTACGAGGTGATCGGCGGCTGGACAGAGGACTTCGACAAGCCCCTGGACTACGAGCGGTGGCTCGACCGGCGGCGGGGTCGGAGCGTGTCGGTGGTGATCCCGTGGCGGCCGGCCCCTGGCCGCCAGCGCATCCTCGGATGGGTGCGGCGGCAGTGGCAGGAAGCCTTCCCGACCTGGCAGGTCGTCACTGGCCGGGCCCCGGAGGGGACGTGGCGCAAGGGGGCTGCCGTCCAGGACGGTATCCGCCGGGCGCAAGGCACCACGATCATCGTCGCGGACGCGGATGTGTGGTGCGACGGCATCGAGCAGGCCGTGGACGAGGTCGCGGCCGGGCGGGCGAAGTGGGCGATGCCCCACACCCTGGTGCGGCGGCTGACCGAGGAGGCTACGGAGAAGGTGCTCGAGGGCGGGCCGCTGGACGGGCCCACGGTCGAGACGCATCCGGGGATGGCGGGCGGCGGCATGGTCGTCCTCACCCGGCAGACCGCCCGGGGGGTGCCGATGGACCCCGGGTTCGAGGGCTGGGGCCAGGAGGACCAGGCGTGGGCGGTCGCGCTGGAGACGCTGGCGGGCCCGATGTGGCGCGGGACGGCGGATCTGGTGCATCTGTGGCATCCGCCGGCCGAACGGCTGTCCCGCGCGTCCGGATCGCGGGAGGGGCTGGCCCGGTACCGCCGCTATCTGGACGCGCGGGACCGGCCCGCCGCGATGCGGGCCCTGCTCGCCGAATTCTGCACGAGCCCGCTGAAGGGATCACCTCTGATGTACAGGTACCGCAACGCGAACACGGGCGACGAGGTCGAGTACGCGCACCGGAACGCCCGGCTGGAGATGCTGCCGAACTGGTCCCGCATCCCGGCCGAGACCGCGCCGGAGCCGGAGCAGTACGAGGCGGCGCCCGCCACCCCGGAGCAGCCGGGGGAAGCACCCGGGCCCGCCCCGGAGCCGGTGCCGGTGCCGGTGCCGGTGCCGCCGGTGGAGGAGACCGCGGTTGTGGCGCGCCCTGCAGTGAGCGCATCGAAGGCGGCGTGGGTGGAGTACGCCCTCGGCATGGCCCAGGACTCGGACGAGGCCGCGGAGATCACCACCCTCACGAAGGCCCAGCTCATCGACCGCTACGGCAGCAAGGAGAACTGATCATCATGGCCGACCTGGTCACGAACATCGCCAAGGGGCGTTTCATCCACTACGCGACCCTTCCCGACACCACCGACTCGCTGATCGCGGTCGTGCTGGAGGCCGCGGACCTGGAGACCGACGACGCGCTCCAGGACTACGACACGCTCGCCGCGCTGCTCGGCGGGGACTCCAACGAGCAGACCGACATGGGCCGCAAGACCCTCACGAACGTGCAGGTGAACGTCGACGACACCGGCAACACGGCCTCGTTCGACGCGGACGACATCACGTGGACGGCCGCCAGCGGCGACCCCACCGGGAAGCTCGTCATCTGCTACAAGCCCGAGACGTCGTCGGCCGACTCCGCGGTCATCCCGCTGACCCTGCACGACTTCACGGTCACCCCGGACGGCACGGACATCACCGCGCAGATCGACTCCGACGGCCTCGCGGTCGCCGAAAACCCCTCCTGACCCGAGCCTGAGCCCCCGGGGGGTGAGCCGCCGTGGCGCTGTTCGACGCCCTCACGGACGACTTCAACGACAACGTCCGGGACACCGTCAAGTGGCCGGACTCCTACGGGGGCGTCACGGAGGTCGGGGGCCGCGCGCGGGTCCCCTGCACCACCGACTATGCGGCGTACGCCTCCGACACCGCATACACCCTGGCAGGCTCGCACGTGCAGGCCAGGGTGTACCCGCCCGCCGAGGGCGAAGCCACAGAAGTGTGGGCGCAGATCCTCGTCACCACAACGACGGCCGGCACCGACGCGATCATCGAGATCAGTCCGCTCGAGACGTACGTCGGTATGGCCGTGCGCGTGGACTACACCGATCCGAACTACACGGCGATCGACTACGACCCCGTCGCGCACGCGCATCTGCGGATCCGCGAGACAGACGGGACCCTGTACTGGGAGACGTCCCCAGACGGGGCGACGTGGACGGTGCAGCGCAGCGTCACCTCGCCGGCGTGGGTGGCCGATGAGACGCTGCAGGTGCAGCTGATCTCCCACCGCGACGACGAGACGGTCGATTTCGCGGAGTTCGACGACTTCAACGTGGTCCCGGCGGCTGGGCATGTGCTGCCGACCGGTCCCGCGGTGGAGGCTGAGTCGGGGCGGCCGGTGCAGGCGGCCAAGACGGCTGCGGTCGCTGCGGCCTCGGCGGTGGCCCGGGCTGGAGCGGTGACCGTCCGCAAGACGGCCGGTGTGGGCTGTGCGCGCACGGCGGTGGCGGCGGGCGAGGTGCAGGCGGCCAAGACCGCCGGCAACACGGCCAGTGGTTCGGTGGAGGCCGGGCGGCCCCTGCGCATCACGCGCACTGCGTCGGCCGGAACGGCACGCACGGTGGTGGCGGCCCGGCCGCTCGCCGTCGTGCGGGCCGCAGCTGTAGCGCATGCGGCCGAGGCGACGGAGGCACGGCCGGTCCAGGCCGCGCACGTCGCCGCTGCGGCAGCAGCCAGCGAGACCAGTACGGCCCTCCCGGTTACCGTGGCGCGCACCGTGCACGTGGGCGCAGCACGCACGGTCGATACGGCCGGGGCCCTGCCCCCTGCCAAGACGGCCGGTGTGGACGCGGCCCGCGTGGTCGCAGCTGGCCGCTCGCTGTCGACAGCGGGCACCACCCACGTGGGAGCGGCTCGCACAGTGGAGGCCGGGCGGCCGGTGACCGCCGTACGGGTGGTGCCGGTCACGGGTGCGGCCGCGGTCGAGCAGGCACGGCCGGTGCAGGTGGCCCGGACCGCGCAGCTGGCGGCCGCGCGTGAGATGGCGCGGGCCGGGCGGCTGTCCGTCTCGGGCGCGACCGACGTTGGCGCGGCTGGGGTGGTCGCCCGGGCGCACCCGCTGGCGGCCGCCAAGACGGCTGCGGTAGGGGCGGCTGCCGGGGCCGAAGCGGCCCGCCCGGTCACAGCAGTACGCACGATCCAGGTGGGTGCGGCCCGGGAGACCAGCGTCGCCCGCGGCCTGGCCCACTCCCGCACAGCGCTCCTCGGGGCATCTCGAGAGAGCACGGCCGGTCGGAGCCTGGTCACCACGGCCGGGCTGCCCGTTGCTCCCGCGCTGCTGGTGGAGCAGGGCCGCCCGGTCACCGCCGCGAAGACGCGCGGTATTGAGCCGGCTGGGGTGGCCGAGGCCGGTCGGCCGGTACGGGCGGTGCGGCTCGTACCGGCCGGCACGGCACCATCCCTCGAGGAAGCCCGTCCGCTCGCGGCGGCCAAGGTGCTGCGGCTGGGTGCGGCGCGGTCGAGTGAGTCCGGGACGCTCCTGCTGCTGGCGGGCGCGCTCGAGGCGTCCGCGGCCCGCGAGGTGGCGGCGGCCCGGCCAGTGCGCGCGGGCAAGACGGCGACGGTCGGCCGCGCGGTAGCTGTAGAGGCCGCTGGGCCGGTCCTGGCCGGGCACCGGGTGCGTCTCGGCGCCGCCCGCGTGCTGCTGGCTGCCCGGCCAGTGCGGGCCCGCAGGGATGTGCCGCTCGGTACAGCCCGCTGCACGGCCGTGGCGGGGCCGGTGCGGGCGGCCAAGGGGCTGCTCGTGGGCAGCGCGCTCGAGCGCGGGCGCGCGGGGACCATCCGGCAGCCGTTCCAGACGCGCATGGTCCGCGCCGCCCGCACCACGGCCCGGGCACGCCCGACGGGGTGGAGCAGGCAGCGGCCGGCGGACGAACTGACGCCGTCCACGTCGGGGCCGCTCCTCACTCCGTCGACGGCTGGCCCGTCGCTGACTGCATCCGTATCCGGGCCGCACCTGGCGGCCTCCAGCACAGGAGGAGGCTGACATGCCGGACGTGGGCGACCTGGTCACCGCGCAGCTGGTGGTGTCCCCGTATGACGGGACGACCCAGGCTGCGCTGGCGGTGACCGCGCCGGACGGCACCGTGACGACCCCGGTGGTGTCGACCGGCGACGGTGGGCAGACGTGGACGGCGCCGCTCACCTACACGGCGGCCGGGATCTGGCGGCTGTCGTGGACGGTGACCGGGACCGGCGCGAGCGTGGAGCACGAGCTGGTCTCCGTCGCACCCGCCCCCGGGGCGGGGCTGGCGGGGCGGGTGTACGCGACGACCACACAACTCGCCGAGTACATGCAGGCTGCCCCGCCGCTGGACGCAGCAAAGCTGCTGGCGGACGCCTCCCGGATGCTGGATGCGCTGGTGCTGGCGTACTGCCGGTACGACGTGGACGACGGCGGCATGCCCACCGACGACGCTGTGGCGGCGGCGATCGGGCGGGCGGTGTGCGCGCAGGTCGCCTGGTGGGACGAGCTCGGCGACCACCGCGGCGCGGCTGGTGCGGGCTGGGGGTCGGTGAGCATCGGCTCGGTGAGCCTCGGCGGGAGCCCCGCCTCGTCTGCGGATGGCTCGGATTCCGCGGCTCGGCAGGTGGCTCCGCAGGTGTGGGACGAGCTGCGCTCCCCGGACCTGCACGATCGCCTGTACGTCGGCGCGGTGGCGGTGCCCTGGTGAGCCGCGTGCCCGGGTGGCTGCTGCGTCACCGCATCACGATCGAGGCATACGAGGGCGAGTCCAGCACCGGCCCCCTGTACGGGCCGCCGGTCGAGGTACGCGCCTTCGTGGACGAGCAGACCCGCACGGTGCGCACGCCGGGCGGCGAGGAGACCACCTCGTCATCCACGGCCTACGCGGCCCCCGGCACCACGGCGCCGCCCCTGTCGCGCGTCACTCTCCCGTCCGGCCGGACCACCACGGTCATCGCCTCCCTGACCCGGGACGGCGGCGGCCTGCCGACCCCGGACCACGTGGAGATCCAACTCACCTAGGAGGCCGGTATGCCGCTGAACTTTCGGCTCGACTTCGACAGGTCAGCGGCAGGCGAGTTGCGGGCCGCCGCCGCGCGCGGCCTCCTCCTGGGCGCCGAGCACGTCCTGACGGAGGCCCAGGACCTGGTGCCGCTCGACGAGGGCGGCCTCCAGAACACCGGCACCGCGTCGGTGGACGAGGGGTCGCTGACGGCGATGGTGTCCTTCGACACCCCCTACGCGGTCCGCCAGCACGAAGAGCTGGACTGGCGGCACGCCCCCGGACGGCAGGCCAAGTACCTCGAGCAGCCGCTCAACGCCGAACGGTCGACGGTGCTGGCCCTGGTGGCTGCCCAGCTGAGGCGGGCGTTGCGATGAGCCACGAAACCGACCTGCTGCGGGGGGTCGCCGAGCTCCTCGAGGACGCCGGCGTCGGCGTGTACGACGAGACGGGCCCGCTGCCGGCCGAGGGTACGGGCATCGTCCTCGGACGGCTCCCGGACGGCCCGGACAGGGCGCTCGGGCTGACGACGTATCCGGTGGCCGACGACTACTCCACCGACTCCATCACCGGCGTCCAGGCGCGCATGCGGGCGGGCACGGCCCCGCTCGACGTGCTCGACCTTTCCGACGCCGTCTTCGACGTCCTGCACAACCGGCGCCGCTGGGACGCGCGGGGTGTGCGGGTGGAGATCTCCTGGCGGAACTCCGAGGCGTGGATCGGCCAGGACGCGAGCGGGCGCATGGAGCGCACCGCGAACTACTACTT